TGTGACAACTGCGTTTACACCATACTTCTTCGTCAAGCTTCCTGAACATGTCACACAACAAAAAGTTCAAGAAATCTACAGAGTTCTGGATAAAAAGAGTCCTAATTGCCTGGTTTCGTATTCTATCATGAGGTCTAAGGATGTTTGGGGTTTTCAAAATAACAAGGAATTTTCCTATATGAAATTAGACTTTAAGAATCTAGCGAGTCGTCGCCGCGTTGATTATATGTTGAAGAATCCTATTCAATTCTCATATGGTACTGAAAGATTCAAGGTTTTTGAGTCTAACATTGACCCCGTACTTCGTTTGATGCATAGAACAGGTATTCAGTCAACTGGTTGGTTAAACTCGGGTGATAATTGTGTTCGTACACACTTGGCCAAGGTAGATATTGATCTTTTCTGTAATGACTGGAAGACTCTAAAGCCCGTCGCACGCGATGACATTGCTCCATTTGTTGTGGCATCAGTTGACATTGAGTGTAACAGTTCTACTGGTAAATTTCCAGATCCGGATGTAAGAGGTGACGCGTGTTTCCAAATTGCTATTTCTTTGTGTACGTTTGGTAACGATGAACCCTACGATAAAACCTGTCTTTGCTACAAGAAAACCGATTCAAATTTAGATGGTTCTACTATCATTAGTTTTGATACTGAAAGGGAGATGCTTGAGGCATTTCAGAAGTATATACATGAGAAAGATGTAGACATCATTACTGGCTGGAATATTTTTGGGTTTGATCTTAACTACATTTATACAAGGGCGTTTATTACTGGTTGTAACCCTGAATTTTTCAAGATGGGTAAATTGAAATCACAGACATGTGAGATTTCCATTAAGAAGCTGAGTTCAAGTGCTTTGGGTGACAATGTACTGAAACTCCTTCCAATGAGTGGTCGCTTCATTTTTGATCTCTTCCATGAAGTGAAGAAGGGTTACAAACTTGACAGTTACAAACTCAATGAAGTTTCTAAGCTCTATCTTGGAGATCAAAAGATTGACATGGCTCCAAAGGAGATGTTTGCTCGGTATCTAGAAGGTGATCCAGTGAAGCTACGAGAAGTTGCAGAGTACTGTATCAAAGATACATTGTTACCACATAGACTCATGAAGAAGATGTGTATCCTACTCAATCTCCTTGAGATGGCTAAAGCTACTTGGGTACCACTCTGTTTTCTTGTTGAACGGGGGCAGCAGATTAAGGTCTTCTCTCAACTTACAAAGAAGGCTCGTGAAATGGGATTCATGGTACCAACGATCCGCTGGGGACAGTTACCCGAGGAACAATACGAAGGAGCAACGGTTCTGGAAGCCCAAAAGGGTGCGTATTACACTCCAATTACCGCCCTAGATTTTGAGGCTCTGTACCCGAGTATCATGATGGCTCACAACCTCTGTTACTCTTCATACGTCATGAATGAGAAGGACTATGGTAACATACCTGGTATTGAATATGAAACGTTCAATATTGGTACGAAGACTTACAAGTTTGCACAAGACGTTCCTAGCCTCCTACCAGCTATTCTTCTGGAGCTTAAGCAGTTCCGTAAAAAGGCTAAGAAGGATATGGCAGCTGCGACAGGATATATGAAGGAGGTCTACAATGGTAAACAGTTGGCTTATAAAATCAGTATGAACTCGGTCTATGGATTTACTGGTGCTGGTAAGGGTATTCTTCCTTGTGTACCTATTGCGTCTACTACAACTTTCCGCGGTCGCGCGATGATTGAAGAGACTAAGAACTATGTTGAAAAGAACTTCCCGGGTTCAAAGGTTAGGTATGGTGACACGGATTCAGTCATGGTTGAATTTGATGTGGGTGATCGCAAAGGTGAAGAGGCTGTCAAGTACAGTTGGGAGATTGGTGAGAGAGCTGCCGAAGAGTGCTCAGCTCTCTTCAAAAAACCTAACAATCTAGAGCTTGAGAAGGTGTACTGGCCTTATTTCCTGTACTCCAAGAAACGTTACGCCGCCAAATTGTGGACGAAGGGTAGGGATGGTAATATGAACATGGATTACATTGATATCAAGGGACTCCAAGTTGTTCGTAGAGATAATACACCTCACGTTAGGGAAGTGTGTAAGGAACTCCTAGATGTTGTACTGACCTCAAGTGACACGGGACCACCAAAAGAGCTTGCGAAGGAGCGCGCAGTTGAACTCCTTTCTGGTGACGTTCCAAATGAAAAATTGGTTTTGAGTCAATCTTTGTCGGATAGTTATAAGGTTGGTGGACATTCCGTATCTATAACAAGTCCGGAGAGTTGTAATATCAATCAAGCACATGTTCAAGTTGTTAATAAGATGAGGCAACGTAAACCGGGGTCTGAGCCACAATCTGGTGACCGTGTTCCATACCTACTTATCAACACGGGTGACCCTAAAGCTAAGGCTTTTGAAAAATCGGAAGATCCAAAATATGTTGAAGAAGAAAACCTACCAGTTGATTATAAATACTACTTCATCAATAAGTTTCTCAATCCTGTATGCGATCTACTTGACCCTCTGTACGAGAATACAAAACAGGAAATCTTTGGTGAGATGATTACTCAATGCAAACCACCACCAAAGAAGCGTGAACCAGCCCTAAGTACCATGAAGAAAGTGGATCTGGTAGAAGAGTGTAAAAGACTTGGTCTAGATTTTGAAGGTAAAATCACGGATCTAAAGGATCGTATAAAAAATGCTCGTGTTCAACGAGAAGAAAGTGTTGAAGACATATTTAAAAAATACGAACAAGAGATAGATAAGTCATGAGTCTCAATGAAAAAATCGCAGATCTGTTAGAGGAAGAATTGAAGTTGCGCATGGATCTTTTATTGACTGAGTATGCAGAAACGATATCTAAAAAATACCAGATTTCGTTACAGCTACTTCTAAAAGATATTCCGTGTGTTTCCGTAACAAGTACATGTATGGGAACAAAGCCAGATGGTTCTAGGTGCACTTTCAAGGGTATTCATAATGGGTATTGTGGAAAACATCAAAAACAAGGTGAAAAAATTAAACAGAGATTTCATGAGACTTTCAATGGTCACACCCATGGTCCCGGTCTTAGAAATGTTGCAGGGTGTCCAGCTTGTGAACGATCTTTTTCAACTAATAGGCTTATAGATTTAGACTCCTTATTAAATAATGAGTAAATCCGATATTCTACTAACATCAATAAACAACTTTTACAGCGAAGAAGACAACCGATCCAAGTTATTGAATATACTAGACAAAACAAGTGGTATTTCACTGAGAAATCTCGAATGGTTTATCACTAATTACGCTAAGAAAAATCATACATCCTATAAAACGGGTGATGGAAAAATATTCACTGTACACTATGCTTATAAGTCTAGCTTAGATGGATACAGTAAGAAACTTTTTGATCCCTTTTGTAGATCTCAAAAGTTTCCTTATTCAGTGCCAGGTACATCTCATGAAATTCATACGACTTTAGCACAGCTAAATTTCATCAAATGGTGTATCAAGAATAAGATTATAGATTATATCAAGGATCATAGGAGTTCCTTGTTTAATAAGCAACAGGTTGTACCCGTCCCCCTTCAAATATAAATGTTTGATAACCGGTATAATACATGTGGAGAGCATACGTGTTTGACGATGTATCCACCTTGGTAGTATCTAGATTCACTTCAATATTTGTTTTATCGGATTGAATCTGCCCGAAATCCAAGTTTCCCGATGGTTCCACGTTGATAGGATTCATCGAGAAACTGTATGTGTATATATTCCTAATAGGTCTGGATAATCTCGATCTATAGGGGATTAAATATTTGAAATAATTGTGATTCGTGTTTGTAACATTCGGCAACTTGGTTCCATTAATGTAAAAACTCGCATCTTTCATAATGGGGTTGAAAAAGGTTAATTGATCATCAAAGCTGACATTAGATGAGAAGTTGAAACGATTTTGGCAAAAGTACAACTCTTCATCGTTTGTGGGAAGATCAAAAACTTGTGTTTGACCTACACCATTAAATGTGGGTGACCCAACAACTAATCTTAAACCTTCATCGGACATGGACATGGAACCACCACTTCCAGTTCCACCCATATCACGATGTAATCTATCCCAAGCAGGTACGTTGGATACCTGCGAATAATTGTAGGCTCTCGAGCGATTTGCGGTTGGTGTACCCACAGCAACTCGTGTACCAGTATTTGAAACTGAGACTGATGTACCAGATTGTTCATTGACAACTGTTCCATTAATATTTGGTCCAATTTGAGCCCACGTACTACTAGCCGCGTGATAGAAGAACACACGCGCATGCCCAGCATTTGAGCGACCGGTATCATTTTTTGGTGAACCGCCAATTAGAAAAAGAGCATTTTTAGAAAGATCCACAGATGTTCCAAATTCGTCACCTGTCTCAGAACCATCTAAATCAACGCCTCGTTGATCCCAAGATGTTCCATTGTACACAAAGGCTCTAATATGTCCTCTACTTGATTGATGACCAGGGGCACCCGCAGCTACTACACTATCATTACCACCACTCGTGAAAGGATCCGAAAGAGATACAGCTGAACCAAATTTATCACCACCACCAGCGCCATCTATATTCGAACCGGTTTGTTGCCACCCGGGGCCAATAGTGTATGTCCAAACCTGTACACGACCTCTATTAGTAAAACCAACTTCTGTAAAATCTGGTGCACCTATGGCAACTCGAGTACCATTACTGGATAAAGAAACAGAAGTTCCAAATTTTTCACCAGCAGTTCCTCCATCAATGTCACTCCCCAATTGACCCCAAGCTGTTCCATTGTATTGGTAGACTCGGACATGTCCTTTACTACTGTCATGAATCGGTGCACCCACAGCAAGGGCTGTACCTGTGTTAGATAAAGAAACTGTTGTTCCAAATAAGTCTCCATCACCTGCACCAATCAGGTCGGTACCTAATTGGGTCCAAGTTCCCGAGATTAGTTTGAATACCCTAACACGACCCTTATTTTGATTGGGATTATCTATTTCTCCATCCTCGGGACTTGTATCAACCTGTAACTCATACTTGGGTTCACCTATGGCTATAGTAGTGCCATCAGGTGACAGGGCTACTGAGTATCCAGAGTCATCGTTTGCGTTAGTACCTATGATGTTAGCACCTATCTGTTTAGGTTCGAGAGCCACACTTTCATTCAAATTTTCAAACTTGGTATTTCTCAAGAACCAATGAAGACATTTCACAGGGATATTAGGGACTAGATTTGTACGAATCATAGTTTTACCAAGTTCACTCACAGTCGTTGGGTGTTTACGAACCAGATCAGTTACAACAACTTGTCTATCGTGACTGAGATAATTCCTCTCTTCGGGACTCACTGTAATTTCTTCGGTAATAAGTTTGAAATTATCTAGAATGAGGGTATCTAATGTGTCTGTGAAGAAAGATTGTTTGTGAAACTCTAGTACAAACTCAATTTTTTGTTTATGTACGGCACATGTAGGGAAGTAAGGTCTATTTGGTTTATTAGTTGTGTACTCATCACTCGCGTATTTACGAGCAAAGAAGAACTGCATAGGTATCATTAGATCTGTCTCAAGTCTTGAGACAGAGTCAGTTGTAGTAGAGTCATCAAAACCAATACTTCTATTTACAAGAAATCTATTTGCTACTTTTTCAGACATTTCTAAATAAAGTTCATCGTATATAATTCCCCAATCACTCTCTATTTTTTCCATCTCTGTATCATCTACGAACATAGATACACTTTTGAGAATATGCCTCCCCAACTGATCCGCGTAGTTTCCATTTGTGACCTTAGGCATTTTTATACTCAACCACATATTGCTAAGCAAGTCGCCCATATTTTGAGGGTTAAACTGAACCTTTATGGTTTGTCCAAAAGGCCAATTGGGGATTTGCCCCGAATTGATTACATTCTTACTCCTGTGATATTTCCGAAAGTCAGAATGCCTTCTTGTAGTATTCGGGTTGAAGAACGACTCCGCTGGATCTTTGCAAAGCAAGTACGTGT